GTTCCTAGCTCCCTCTTTAGTTAACTGTGTCGCATGGTGCGCCACAATCGGCTAAAGCCACCCACCTTGGACGAATTAACGTCCGAGGCCTCTGCGGAATCCCGGATTCCCACTTGGTAAATGGGTCCGGGTCTTCAGTAAAAAACTGAAGCAGCGCAGAGTCGTCTTCGATCGGAGTTCGCTCCTGCCGGCCGATAAGGCTGGCAATGCGAACCTCAGCCCTTTGAAGTGCCGCGTTATCACGAATCGCAAGATTCGAGATATCTGAGCCCACAAAAGACTTAAGACCGAAGACACCTGATCTCATGTGTACCGTCGGCACAATAATGTGTCGAGGTATGGTCGACGCGAGTCGACTTGCTGCCGTTAGAAGAAACTTCTTGTAGAAGTTATTCCTCGTTTCGACAGTACTCGCTAGAGATTCAGGCTTGCCATCGTTGAATGTGCGCCAATACGCGGGGGTCACATTGACTCCGCGGAAGGCGTCTACACCACAAGACTCTCTGAAATTTCCATTCCAGAAAGACTTTTGTGTGTTGACCTTGAAATCTAAGATCTCAAGGGCTTCAACGAGTAGCTCCCGACAGTCGACAGGGACGATGATATCGTCCCCGAAGACGGCCACCTGACCAGCCAATCGCCGAACATTCCCTAATGTTGGCCTTAGACCACGTTTCGCAAGAACCGTGGCCAAAGCTATACTAAGGAATAAAAGGCTTTCGACAGGAAAGGTGCAGGCGTTGCCCATAGTTGAGAACTTTCTCAACCGTATCTCTCGAGGAACCTTGTCGGTAACCTCTTGAGATACTATCTGGGTTCGAGACGCTCTTAAGCAGTCTAATAGTTTCGGGTTTCCCCGAAACATCTGCCCAACAGCGTGACAGGTGACACGATCGCTAGCCGCCGATAAATCGATGGTAGCAAGCGTGCCGCTACGGGACCCAACAGTGCAGAGCTCTTGGTTAAGAGTTTGATCGTTAAAGCGAACAAACTTACTAATCCATGAGCTTCGCGTTCTGTTGCAAAAGTAGTGCCAAATATTTTGCTGGCACCACTGATTCGCACTCGGTTCCGCGGCAATGAGCCGCGGCTTTGAGTAGGTCTTCGGAACACACACCATTCGAGATGGAAGCTCTCGCGAGCTAATATCTCTGCAAGTGTGTACTCTATCTGCCCAACTGCTAAAACTATGGAAACCATAGTCGGCAATTGGGTACTCGGATTCCAGGGTATCTGACCAGTTAGTCCAACAGTATTTGTTGGCCGGTCCACGATACTCTGAAACAGCACCTGGGCCGTGTCTGAACCGCCATACGCTCGGATCGTAAGAACCGAGCGCTGCGGTAACGAGATTTGACACGAAGTCAAGTCTCGCCAGGAGGATGGACAACTGTCTTCGTTTAGACGAAGACACAAGCTCAACTCTTCCCTTATAGAGGGACGATCGACTGAATCCTTCATAGATCATCCTTCTCGCTGCAACAGTTCCTCTATCGACATTTCCGTCTTTAGAGAGCGGCACGCCTCTTCCGTGAGGCTTCCCGCAACTAGGAGCAGCAGGGTTAGTTTGCAAAAGTCGACAAGTAGAGACTGACGTCTCAACTGTGTCGCCATGAGGGGTATGGTCGAGGTTCGAAACCTCAGCCAGCTTCTCATGTTCTCTCTCGCAGCTTGGAGTGTCCCAGTACCTTTCGGGTTCTGGAAGACTCGCGTCCACCGATGCAAACTCAATGACTTCATCTTCATTGGCCGCATCGGAGCAACTGAGCTTTCCTTTCTTGAACGCCAGCGTAAGCTGACGTACGAAAAAGAGGGCTTCAACATTGCAATCCTCCTTCAGAGTACCCGACTCGTGAAAAACCAGTAAGTAGAGTCCCCGAAGAAACTTCGGAATCACTACTGTATTTGAGTACCTCTTAGATAGAGGCAACCCAGATAATTTGTACTGGCCGCAAGATAAACACCTGTCAAAGTGTTTACCTATCGCAGGGAGATCTTCGAGAAAAACTCGAATTCCTCTATGCGCCACGAGTCTCTGGAGACGGTTGAGATCTCTCTCAAATTCGCCTCGCAGGGTCGGGAATGCGTGGGAAGCATCCATAAGGATGCCCTCCCACAAGTTCTGGAGTTCCCTAACATGGCAATTAGACATAGCTGGATTAAACTCCGGCAAATGTCCCATGCTGTTAGGTTACCCCCACAACTTTCCCACGGCGTAAGAGTCTGTGTAGACATCCTAACTACAAGTTAGGACAGATCTCCCATTACAGGGCAGATCCGTCTACTAGGATTCCCAGCCGTTCAAGCTGACCAAGAAGGCATTGCTGCTGAGGATCATAAGATCCGCAACAGCATCAGCCAACGCGGTAGCGGTGTCACCGGGCTTGGTCTCAATGACGAAGTAGAACTTTCGTTCATACTGCGGCACATCACCAGCCTGAAAGACCGTATGCACAATTTCAAAATTGTGCCTATCGGCCTCATACGGACGCTGCGCAGTCGGGCCCACTTTCGTGTGCCTGATGCGGGCGCGGTACTCATCAAGTGTTGCACGCAGGAGATACTCCGAAGAGTAATTCTGCTCGCTAATCTTAATGAGAACCTTGTCACCACCAGCTTGCGGGATCGTAAGGGTGTTTCCCAACATGGAACTTCTCCTAACAGTTCGACCTCCCAACGGCTTAAAGCCGCTGGGCGGCTAAAGCTGCTAGGATCGACCACTGCCCACTTGTTAAAATGGGCAGTTGAGGAACAGGGACGGGTAGAACAGGAGCGACAACATATCGCTCCTTAATTCTCTGCCACAGGATGTAATTCTGGTTTTTAAGGCCAGAAAGAGCATCCGAGTCAGAGAGCGTCTGGTTCAACGTGCAAATGCGAGTTGCCTCGCACGTACGCATGTAACAGACGTTTTGCCAGGTACAGCCGACTGAGTTGTTCGTAGCGGCGATCAAATCGCCGGTATTCCCAAACCAGTCAGCAAGCCACGACCAGGGAGTTAACTCCCAAGCCGTAGCTAACGCTTCATGACTCGTAATTCCAAACGTCAGCTTGGCCGCCTTCTCACGAAGGGGGCCATAGCCTAAAGTTGGGAGCTGCGAGTTCGGTAGCAGTTTCCACTGCGCCGAGCCCCATGCCTTTGAGGCAAATCGGACCTGAAACGTTCCGACGAGACCACATCCTTCAGAATGAACCGTAAGGTTCGTCTGAGGAGTATGGTATCGCTCGGTAGTACCTAG